ACAATGGACGGCTGCAAACCCAGTTCTAGCAGCAGGAGAAATCGGTTTTGAAACCGACACAAATAAGTTTAAGATGGGTAATGGATCATCAGCATGGTCTGCCCTACAGTATTTTGCTAACACAGCAGGCCTTGAAGCACTCCTTAATGACGGCGCACCTGCAGCACTAAATACTCTAAATGAAATTGCAGCAGCAATTAATGATGATCCAGCGTTCTTCACGACAATTGCAACAAACCTTTCAACACACGCTGCTGACACAACAGCAATTCATGGTATCGCAGACACCTCACTTCTTGAAACAACAAGCGGAGCACAGTCTAAGGCAAATGCTGCCGCTGATGCAGCCAATACAGCACTTGTTAATCACGCAGCAGACTCTACAAATGTTCACGGAGTTGATGATTTTGCCCTTCTTCAAACAATAGCAGGATCTCAGACAGTAGCAAACAACGCTGTTTCTTCACACTCATCAGACACAACAGAAATCCATGGTATTGCAAATACAGCGCTTTTGGCAACAATGGAGTATGTCGATGATGCAGTTTCAGGCGCAGCGGTTAATCAGTCAACTCTTGCTGGTGCAGGCATTGACTGGAACGGTACAACATCTCAATTTGACATTGACGGAACAGTAGCAACAAAGACATACGCAGATGGAGCAGTATCTACACACAGTTCTGATACAACAGACATACACGGAATTGCAGACACATCACTTCTAGCACTAAAGTCAGAAGTTAACGCAATAACAAAAACTTCACTAGGACTTGCAAATGTTGATAACACAGCAGATGCATCAAAGCCAGTTTCTACAGCACAGGCTTCAGCAATCGCAACTGCTAAGTCAGAAGCAATCGCAGATGCAACATCACAAGTTAATGCACTACTAGCAGGAGCACCAGCAGCACTCAACACTCTGGATGAACTTGCAGCAGCCCTTGGCGATGACGCAAACTTTGCAGCAACAGTAACAACCAACCTTGGATTAAAGGTAGATTCTTTAACACCAATTTCACAAAAAACAGCATCATACACACTTTCTTCACTAACAGAAAGAGATGATCTAATTGAAATGGGTTCAGCCTCAGCACTAACTCTTACAATTCCACCAGCATCAGCAGTTGACTATCCAATTGGAACTTCAATTGATATTCTTCAAACTGGAGCAGGACAGGTTACAATTGCAGCAGGTGCAGGAGTAACCGTTAATGCAACACCTGGCTTGAAACTTCGTACAACTTGGTCATCTTGTACTCTCTTTAAGAGAGCAGCAAATACATGGGTTGTCTACGGCGACTTGACAGCGTAATATAAAATTCAATAAGAAATTAGGAGATAAAAAATGGCAGCAGGTAAAAAGATAGGTAAGAAGTCCCAAGCGTCAAATGACTTTTTGGAGCCATTAGCACCAACAGGTGTTACTGGAACAAACGTTGGAACAGGAAGAGCATTTAATAATGGAGCAGTTTCTGTAGCGTTTTCTTTACCAGCACTTTCTCCTGCTGCTACATCTTTTACAGTAACAGCAAGTACAGGACAAACAGCAACGGGAGCATCTTCTCCAATAACAGTAACTGGAATTGCTTCAGGAGCAACTCCAACATTTACAGTAAGAGCAACTAATGCTGCAGGAACTTCAGCAGCGTCTTCTGCTTCTGCTGCAGTTACAGTAACAACTGTTCCAGCAACTCCATCCGCTCCAACAGCAACAACTGGGGTAAACTTAGATACACTTAACTGGACTGCCCCTAATAATGGTGGATCAGCAATTACTAACTACACTTGGGCATCATCAGATGGAAAAGGTGCAACGCTAAATGCAACCACTACAACTGTAGTTCAAGAAGGAGGAACTGCTCAGACTTATACAGTTTATGCAACAAACGCTAATGGTAATTCTGGAGTTTCTGCTGCGTCCAACTCTGTTACTACAACTCCTCCATTTTTCCCATTCTTCCCACCGTTTTTCCCACCATTCTTCCCACCATTCTTCCCATTCTTCCCACCATTCTTCCCATTCTTCCCACCGTACTTCCCATTCTTCCCGTTCTTCCCACCGTTCTTCCCATTCTTCCCACCGTACTTCCCATTCTTCCCAGGGTTCTCTTCAGCACCACAGACTTACTGCCCATCACTAGGCCGTAACGTACCGTCAAGTGGTTATCCAGGAAACTGCCCAGGTTATAGACTAGACGGAAATACAGCAGAATAAAAAGTATAAATAATAAAGGTAATACCACACTGATACTAATTGGTGTGGTATACTTTTATTTATAGGAAAGTTGCGAGGTAATTATGAATATATATGATGAAAATGAAAATCCATGGTTTACCAAAGATAGATCAGAAACAGCATCAAATAGGTATCCATCAAGAACTTTAGATAAAGAAATAACTGTTGAGAATCTAGGACTAGGTTTAAATGTTTATAAAAACACATTTTCTTTAGACGATGCAAATCGGTATATAAATATTTTAGAATCTAACTTGGGCATTACGGGTAAATATAAATGGTCAGAGGCTACAGTGACCAACTCTCCAAATCCAATTAAAAAAGCAAGGGACTGTGTAGACTTTAAATATAAGCAAGAAGATCTTGGAACAAGAAATGAAATTAATGCTGAATTGTTAGATTTGCATGAAGAGATATATCAAAAATTAAAATATTGCATAGATGACTACGCTAAATATTGGGGTATAAATGTAGTATATTACGAAGCATTTAACTTTGTAAAATATGAAGGAGAAGGAACTCACTTCAATATTCATGCTGATCATGGTCCAGCATACAACTGCACTGTATCTGCTGTTATATATATTAATGATGACTATGTAGGAGGGGATTTAAAGTTTCCAAGATTAGATAATTTGATATACAAGCCAAGAGTAGGAGACATTGCGGTCTTCCCATCAAACTATATCTATGAACATGCATCACTTCCAATGGAATCAGGAACAAAGTACTGTGTGGTCATTATGACAGACATCAACGAACTGAGTCATTAGTGTCTGACAAAAAATCTAATTTAGCAATTTTTAGATCATTTAGACCTTGGCTAAACAAAGATAGTAAATCCCTTCCATCTACAACTCAAAGCGTTATTCCTGAATGGTACAAAGATGCAGATAGATTTGCTAAAATGCCAAACGGAGAATATTACAAGGCACCAAAAGAGGTTTGCCCGTTCCCTAAAGAGGGCACTACCGATGATTACGGAAAGATTCCTACTTGGAAAGCGTGTCCTGCTATTATGGATGCATTTTCAACTGGGTATGTTTTTAAAACCCCGTGTGATCTGACATTTGCTAAAAATTCTCAGGGGATAATTAATGTCACAATTAATGATTCTAAGTATAAAGATTTTTGTACTCAAAGACCTCCAATGCCACAGTTTGAACACCCTAAAGGATATTATCAACATCACTTTGCTTGGTCATCAGACTGGGGTTTAGAACTTCCAGAAGGATACAGTGCACTGTTCATGACACCAATGAATAGGTTTGACCTTCCATTTTTAAATACAACTGGCATTGTTGACTCAGATAAGGTTCACTTGCTTGGAAGTTTTCCATTTTTTATTATAGATGGCTGGGAAGGAACTATAGCAGCAGGAACTCCATACCTTCAAGTTCTACCATTTAAAAGAGAAAACTGGGAACATGAAATAGATATTTTAGATCAATCTCAGATATATGGTAAAATGGTAGATAACGCAAACTTTTATCGTCAGCCAGACGGCGGAGTATATAAAAATAAAGTTTGGTCAAGAAGAGAATACAGATAAGGGACATATAATGCAAACATGGACAGACAAGCAAGATCTTGGTAACGGTATAATTTGTTACAAAGGAGTAATTAAAAAAGATATTGATGTTGTCAATAGAATTGAGTCTAACTTAAAGCCAGAGGGAGATATGACTGGTTATTCATGGCAGCCAGCATATGTTGGATATAAACAACTTATGCCAGAGTATAGAGATTGCAACGATTTTAAATTTAAAAAAACAGATATTGAGCATGACAAAAGCCCTGTCAGTCTAAACCTTCAATCACTTTGGCAAGACCTGTATGATGTAAAATTACCAGCAGTAGAAGATTACTGCAAGATGTATAACATTCATAATCTCAAATATTGGGAAGCATTTAACTTTATTAAATACGGTCCAGGACAGCACTTTAGAGAACATCATGATCACGGATTTTCTTATAACTGCACAGTATCTTTAGTCTCATATCCAAATGATGACTACGAAGGTGGAGAATTGTTTTTTAGACTTCAAAATCTAAAGGTTAAGCCAGAAGCAGGAGACCTATTTATTTTTCCATCAAACTTTATGTATCCTCATCAAGCAATGCCAGTAACTAGTGGAACTAAGTACTCTATTGTCACAATGCTTGACTACAGCAAAAAATTTCATACTCCAGAAATGTATAGCGCAGAGGCGGACTAGTGTTTAACATTTCAGTAGAAAAGGCTCCAGGATGTATATTTGAAATATCTCCTATGTCTATTAAAAGAGACTGGATGGATCAAACTTCTGAAAAACACGCCTATAGATGTTTCCCAGTAACTCAGGCAAATGTTGTTGGATATAGTCTATCTTGCAAAGAAGATATAGAGTTTATCTGGGATGGAATAAACGATCAAAGTGGTGACCGTGTTAAAATTTTTAATCCTGAAAGAGCATACTCTGGTAGAGGCCAATCATCAATAAGTTTAGATACAGGTTTAATTTTCAGAACAGAACAAGATGTTAGCATTTTTGCCATTAATCCAGTAAACTACTTTAGTGATGAATTTGAAACAATGTCATCAGTTATTAGCACATCCTTTTATGATAACCCTTTTCCTCTAGCATTAAAGGCAAAGGTTGCAAATAAAAATGTAGTAATTAAGGCTGGAACTCCAGTAGCAACAATTATTCCAATTTCACTTACAAATTTAAACAATACTATAATTAAAATTGTTGATTATAAAGATGACGATAGGAAAAGAGTTGAGGCAAACATTTCTTATGGAGAAGCAGCACAAGTTATTAACTCTACTGGTCAATGGACTGACTGGTATAGAAATGCTGTTAATGAAAAACAAGAGTCTCTTGGCTCTCACGAAGTAAAAACATTAAAACTTGGTGTAGAAGATAAAACAATCCAGGGTAAATAATGAATGAAATAAAGCCCAACCATGATGATATAGTCAGTGAATATATAAACAACTCTAATCAGGGAAAGATCAATCACTATATGATCACTGTATCTAGAGATGGAGAGTCTCCTGTAAGATCTATAATATCTTTTGACAATGAAAGGCAAGCAATAGAGGGGTATGAGATGTATCAGGATGCTGGTTTTGCAAAAGACTATTTGACTGTATCTCTATATGAGCCATCTGGAAATATAAAAACAAAAGTTTTAAAAAGAAATCATGCTGGAGATCCTTCTTTTGTTAGGCAAAACTATATAGATACTGTTGAAGCATTACATGAAATTAAGGATAAGTTAAACAAGGAAGATTATGAAAATCTTTGTATAAGAATTGTTACTTCGTTTGCAAAAGACAACTGGAGATTCAATGCAGAAAGATTCTTAAAACAACTAGAAATAGAGAGGAAAATCTAGGGTACAAACCCTGTGATATAATTCAATTATGGACAATACAGATGCTTCAGTTGTAATTAGAAAGCCTTCAATGACCCCTTCTGGGTGGTTTGGCAATAGCAAAGAAATGATTGTAGAATTAGAAAATTTTATGACACCAGAAGAAATAGAGTTTTTAGAAAAGGCTGCTAAGTCTTTAACAATTTGGGATGTAACACAAAGCCATGTAAATGAAAATGGAACTGTTGTTTATGATTCTGATTACTGGAAAGATAGGGTAGCAACTAGCCCAACTCTAGATAAGAATGACCCAACAATTGCCCCTGTAATTGCAGGATTGTTTCAAAGGCTAAAGCCAATTGTTGAGGAGTTTTATAAGGTAAGGGTTACGCCAACTGGTACAACTATTGTTAGATGGCTACCAGGGCAATTCCAAAGACCACATGCAGACAAGGAACTGCATGAAGGTCCAGACGCTGGACTACCAAATGATTTCCCCAATTATGATCTATCAAGTTTGTTTTACTTAAACGAAGATTACGAAGGCGGAGAGTTATATTTTCCAAACCAAGGTGTTCAGTTTAAGCCAAAGAAAGGCGCAGCATATTTTTTCCCAGGGGATATGCAATACATCCACGGAGTAACAGA